TGGAAAGTGCCGAACTTCTCATTGGTGGTCAGACTGTTCAGAAGATTACGGGTGAGTACATTTATATCCACCAACAACTCCACAATACAGATGATGACATAGATCAGACCGTTTATTTTCTAAATAGTCACGGTCGAACACTTGGGCATACAGGTGACTACACATATTTTATGGATCTTCCATTCTATTTTTACCGTAATCCGAGCCTCGCTATACCAACGTGTGCTCTCACGAAACAGATGGTTGAAGTTCGGATAAAATTGAGACCTCTCGCACAACTTGTGAGTGGTGCTACCCCAGAAAATGCTACAGCAAATCTTAAAAAGTTTTCCCTTGATACAGAGTTTGTCTTTCTGACTGACAACGAGAGAAATTATATGATGTCAAGGCCACTTGACTACGTTGTAACTCAAGTTCAGATGTCAAACTTTGTGATGAAGGCTGGTGAAAATACAAAATCGGTGATGATCAACTTTTCACATCCAGTGAGGGAACTCTTCTTTGTCTCGCAGTCTGAAGCAGCGGTGAGGGCAAATTACCCAAATAGATATAATATACTCACAAATGTGAAACTTCAATTCAATAATGAAATTGTTTTTGATAGAGGTAGAAAGTTCATTGTATATGAACAAGCTCTCAAACATCACATTAGTCCACCCGAGTACGTACCAGGAACAGACTATAAACAATCTGAGTTTGGGATGTACAGCTTTGCCCTCAAACCAGAAGAATACTACCCAACTGGACAAGTTAATATGAGTCGCATCTTTCACAAACTCCTTACAGTACACATAAACCCAATCAATGATAGTGATGACAATAATACCAGAGTATACGCCGTGAATTACAATATACTTCGCATTGAAAGTGGTTTAGCTGGTTTAAAATTTTAGAATGCTATAATAGTAATGGCTGGTGTTGTTCAGCTCTTGGCATCTGGTGCTCAAGACAGGTTTTTTACGATAGACCCAGACTATACATACTTTTTGCAAAGTTTTAAGAAGCATTCAAACTTTGCAAGAGAATATGTAGACATAGATTCAGAAACTGTTCCAGATTTTGGTGGTAAAGCCAGATTTAAGGTGGCTCAAAATATTGGGGACTTATTGATGACACTCAGTGTGAAGATGACGTTACCCACAATTTCTACGGTGCTTTACACGGATCCAAGATTTATAGAATCTATTGGACACGCCCTCATTGAATATGTGGATCTCATTGTGGGTGGTAAGATTATACAGAGAATTACGAGTGACTATCTTCAGATATATTCAGAACACTGTGTGACACAGACAAAACAGAGGGCTCTCAAACAACTCATTGGAAAGTATCCAGAACGAACAATTGATACGAGAGTTTCCGACAAGGATATATTGGGTTCAATTGGGCAGGCAGATGAAGAGGATGAATTCTTTGTGGATCTCCCATTCTACTTTTACAACAATCCAGAGTTGGCTATACCCATCTGCGCCATCAAAAGACAAGAAGTTGAAGTTGAAATCAAAATACGCAATCACGATCACCTCATCATAAAAGGTAGTGATGGTTCACTTCAACCTGTGACACCTGGAAGTATTCACCTTAAAAATTTTAGTCTTTGTGCGGAAGTTGTCTTTCTCGATCCCTGTGAGAGACTCAAAGTGGAGAATGAAAAGAGGGACTATGTCATCACACAAATTCAACAAAACATCTTTGATGTAGATCAAGCCATACAGGATGCTGAATTCAAGTTGGACTTTTACAATCCAGTGAAGGAACTCTACTTTGTGATCCAGAGAAAGGGTGACGTGGGCACAGCTGAGGGGCAATTCATAACACCATTTGACTATGATAATACCCTCGCAGACACAGGTGGTAAATATATCCTGTATGAAAACCTTGATTACCTCACACTTGACCTTGATGGACAACCAATAATTACACAAGACACAGGGGGTGTTATATTCCTCAAGGCGGTTCAAGCAGCTATCCATCACTCTAAGACACAACTCATCAGGCGGTTCTACTCCTACAGTTTTGCCCTTGAACCCGAAAAGTGGTATCCCACAGGACAAATCAATTTCAGTCTTGTAAAAGAACAAATACTCAACCTAAGTCTGACCCCCTGTGCGGATTATACACGACAAGTCCGAGTATACGCTCTCAGTCACAACATTCTTCGCGTAAGTGAGGGAACTGCCCAAACTCTTTTTGATTTGAAATATTAATATGATGAAGACTGGATTTGGTGAATCTTCAGGGGGCTACGAGGAGTCCCAACAGAATGCTCTCATTGGTATCCTTCTCCCAGTCCTTGAGAAAAGTATGGTCTTGGCAGCTGAATATTCCAAAGCGTGTGGGCGTGACACGGTGCTCCCAGAAGATATGGAATACGCAATTAAGTATTGTGCAATGTATACGGTTGGTCAAAATATTGGATCTCTCTACCCAGAGGTGTATGATTCTGATTCCTCAGACGAAGAGGATTTGGAAGAAGTTGAACCCGAGGACTGCCCTCCATTTGAGAGATACTCAGGCGATGACACCACCTTTAGGCAGATGAATGAAGCCTACGATCGGTGGAGTCAATGGGTACCACAAAGTCCGGTAGAAGAGATGTTAAAAAATGCTATTAATAGTAATGAGTACATCGGTTCCGGAGGGTTGGACAATTTCTGAATATAAGTCATTCAAGGCTACTGGGGATGAAGATAGTAGTACCGATGGAGATTCTGATGATGAGGAGGAACAAATCTTCGCAAAGTCAAATATAGTCAGGAAAACGAAATATAAAAAAATTATCCAGAAGGAGGAGCTGTTACCAGAGTAAATAAATTTCTATGTCAATAATATAAAACTCTCACAATGGCTGACATGACCGCCCAAGCTCTCAAGACTGTTAACCTTGTTACCCAAGAATTGGAAACCCAATCCCTCAACTCCATTGTTGCGGGCTTCTCCTTCGCTGCCGCGATGAGCTGGATGGACTTGGTCCGATGGATCATCCAGCAAGTGATCAAGGTGCCAAAGAACGGCGGTACCCAGTACAGTCTCACTGCGATCCTCACCACCTTGTTGTCCATTGCGGTCTACATGGTGATCTCCAGCATCTCCACCCGTGTGTCCAAGCCAGCGCAACCAGTCTTCGCGATTACTCGCTAAGTTTTGGGCGCCGCTTCATAAGCAATAGGAGAACCATTCCAATACATACAATCACTCCAATGGAGATGTACTCTTTCCATCTATAAGAATCCACCAGAACTTCGGGGATACTTATTGGTGGCGGTAACTCCTTCTTGACAACGTCGAGGGGAACCTTTGGTAGACCCGCAAGTTTATCTGTAGATCCTGTAATTTCAAGCTTTAATATATGATCCTGATCCCTAAAGTCATATGGAATCAAGCGCCCATGACTCATATAGAAGAATTCAACTCGTAGATCCCTAATAAACTTTTGTGGTCCCTTATAGAACTCGTGATTTAGTGGATCATCGGCGTGACTATAATTCACGGCGTCCGATCCATTCAATAGAATGTGGCCTGTATAAAAGGGTGTCTTGGAGTAGACCGTTTTCGTAAATTCATCCGAACCACTCGTGAGTCTCAAAATGATGGAGTTTGGTCCATTAAGATTAATGGCACCAGTTGTAAGAGTATAGCCTGACGATGATTGATTATTGGATGAGAACCCTAAAACTTGGTGTGGTGTAGTCAAGTTGGTACCATTCATATAGCCGTTTGCCCCATCAAAGAATTCAAATGTAAAGTCATGTGTACCAGCTGTATTTGAAAATGTAAGAGTACTTCTATATTCATCAAATGATACCTGATCTATGGGGGAGGATGGAAATAACTGACGTTCAAGTTCCGACGCCATAGTTGTACCACTTGTATAGTTGTTTGCTTCCAATGTAATATTAGAGCCATTCACACTAAAAGTCTTATTTGTCTCGCAAATGTGTAACTGTGGTGTTGGAATGCGCGCAGAGACCAATGTGATTTGGGTGACATCATAAATTGGCTCTTTTAGGGTCACGACATAGTTATTCGCATAAGGGTGCACGTTTGTATACCTCTCGCTACTGTCTATGTCAAGGGTATGAACCTTCATTAAAATACAGGTACAATATTTTAATGATTGTTTTTGTCTACAATTGTGTGGAACACCTAATAAATGTGGTGGGACAGTGGGTTGTTCTGGAGTTGTCTCTTCGCAATGTCCAAGTTTCGCGAGTTGGGGTTCTCATGACCCTTGTACGCGTTGAATTGGTGGAAGGGCTTCTGTTGGTAGTTTTGAGTCCACCCCCCATTCGCTGGACCAGTGCGTCCATCAATACGGGTACTGTCCGCGCGAACCGCTGTGAGAACCCCACCTTGCTTGAGGGCACTCTCCCGAACATTCATTCGGCCTGCGTTACCCATACGGTTCGCCTTACCTCTGCGATCCTCTGGACGGAAACCATACTTCATCAATTCCTCATTATTCTTCGTGGTAATTTGGGCAGCCGCACTCGTCGCGTAGGCGCCACTGAAGTTGGTGATACCTGGTGCCGCGTGGCTCGCATATGCGAACTGCGTATCATTGCGATCACTCTTGAAGCGAGTTGGATCTTGTGGCATCGTCTGGGCTGAAACAAATCGCTTGGCGCCATTGTAGCCAAGGCCATCTGAACGTTGACCAGTCTCTGAACGGTTCGTGGTTCGCATCGTCTTCTGGTGACTGGCTCTTGGTATCGCACCAGACATACCTTGGGCACGCCCTGCCATTGTGGGAAGACGAGAGGGAAGGTACGCAGTCGTCTCTGGTTTGTTGTGAGTCAATTCACCAACAACGGCTGCGCGACCACCTGTGATATCCGCAGCTGGACCTGAGCGGCCTGGAAGTGTAGTGAGACGGTACTCACCAACATTGATTGGGTTGACACGGAACAATTGTTGGAAACCACCCTGAGCTGGAGTGTCTGCGCCAACACCCAAACCCGGACCAACCATTTGCTTCTCAATTGGGGAGAGGTTGTTCATACGACCCGTGTCATACATACGGTTTCTCATATTGAGGATCTCCTGACCACCACTTCTCTGCTGGCGACCAATATCTGCGAAACTCGCCATCTCCATCTTTTGGGGGATTTCAACACGAGGTTCGAAGTCTCTCTCTGTAAATTCTGGGACCGCATCAAGTGCTTCAGGTGTTTGGACAACCTGTTGAACTTGAACGACGGGTTCAGGTTCAGACTTGGTACTCAAAGCTCGGCCAGCAAAAATTAGACCAGCGATAGCTGCAAGTGAAATTGGATCGGCCATTCTTATTTTTTAGTAACATTTTTATTAGCGTATCTTTGCTGGAAGAGGCCGTTCTGGAGTTCCGCACGAGTACTCGTTGGTTCATAAGTCATAGTACGAAGAGGCACTTTGCATTCCATATTTGAGAGTGGGAAGAGGTTACGTTCGTAGGTTGGAACGATAACTCTACCAAATCGGGTAGTTGATTGTGGACGAAGCTGGTCACTCACATCAATGTATTGCGCTGGAGAACCCTTACCCGCCATGTATGGCGACGTGCCATACAACATGGTGTTTGGGCGGCACCCACCACAGTTCAAAGAACTGGGCTGAGGGTACACAAAGATTTCTTCCGTGGCGCGCACTGATGGGAGAGCCCCCGAATTCTGAACGATCGCAAGACCAGGTTGAAGTTGGTACGCCATTTATTATTACACAAGAATATTTATAATCTAAGCTGGGGCAAATCCATGACCCCGATGAGAAACTCGGCTATCACCTGCTGGATCGAGACCCGCAAATGCCTCAAGTTGGACACCACGAGCATTTGGATCACACATCTCTGGATGAGATCTACAATTGCGACCGTTTTTAGGTCCGTAACACCATTCGGCAAACCCGGTTTGATCGCCTGGAATATTAGATACTGGAGTACTCACGAACTGGCGAGCAGCTGCATTACGCTGGTATTTGGGAAGGGCTGAACGAGATCGGCCTGCATCATAGGGAATGCGATCATCGAGGTAGTTTTTCACAATTGGTTTCACAGTTGGATAGTAGCACGCTTCAAGGCGATTGGGGGCATCTGTATAGTCGGTCATAAGGACATTACCCATTGGGTTGTCTTGGGTTGGCATCTGACACCCCATCTCGTTACCACTAGAGGCCATTCCATAGGTTTCCTTCACCATCTTTGACTTGTATAGAATATAAAGAACACTGAGAACAGTGGCACCGAGAACAAATATTCTTGGGTCACGGCGAATAAGGTAAATGATACAACACGCGTAGATGACAAATCGCGAGGCTGCATTAATTCTGTCTTCTGGGGTTTGATCACGATTGGGCCAGAACTGAGAAACCTTGTTAATACTCGTAAGCTGCTGAGGATCGTCAAACCAAGCCTTCATTTAATATAGCATGAGTTTATTTTTTACCCATACCACCAAGCATACTACCCATCATCTTCATGAGCGCGTCTTGATCAATCTCACCACCTTCGGTCTGCATCTTGTCTGCACAGTCTTTGGCAATACTCTCAATCAGAGAGAGTGTGTCTGCTGGGATAGCGGTGATCGTGGTACCTAACATGTAGAGGGTTTGGAGGTATTGCCAAGTTGCCGCCTTTGTAGCTGGACTCATACGTGCCCAGTAGTTCTTAATGTTGAGATCCTTGAGCATATCAATCTTTTCAATCTCTTCAAGGATGAACTTCTCGTCCTTGGCAGAGATTCTGTCCGCGAAGGGGGTCACACCCTTCATGAAACCATCCACGATGAGGCGGGGGTTCGTCGTCTTGAGAAGTTCAAAGGAGGTAGTCATCTTCTTGATTCCGTTTTCATCTGGAAAAGTCTTGTGCAATTCCACAAGAAATTGGGAAAGCATGTCATTAAACGCAGTGACAGACGCCATTTTCTTATTTGTAGGGTTAAATCTTTAAGTTTAAAAAGGTTCACTGGAGATAGCCTCTCTCTGACCAAGACCGTTCGCAACAATGAAGTATACAAGGATTGCATTAAGAGCAGCTGGTTTGGTATATTTATTAAGTTCCAACTTACCCTCGTTATTGAGTTGAGCTTTTACGTGAATGTAACCAGCAGTCAAAGCCGCGGCAATGAGGGCGGCACTTGTGGGGTCTCGGAGATATTCTGATAGATCTTCCATTTAATTATACGCAGTTTTTTTTACACGCTGTTCTGGGGCATCTCCAAAGAAGACACCCTCGTCGTCCTCTGGTTCCACCATGGGCTCCATCGTGGGATCGGTTGGTAGAGCCGTCGTCAAG